CTATCACTAACAACAGCGTCTTTGGCGGTGGCGGTGGCGGCGGTGGTGGTGGTAGTGCTTGGGGTACTGGTGGTATTGTTCGCTCAGGTGGTGGCGGCGGTGGCGGTGCTGTCTACGGTCAATATGGTTCTGGTGGTAACTGGGAAGGTATTGACGGTGGCCCGGGAGGTAGTGGTACTGAGACCGCTGGTGGTGCTGGTGGTTTTAATGACCAGAATAAGTCTACCGGCGGTGTGGGCGGAGCAAGAGGTGCGGCAGGAGCTACGCCTTACAACTCCTTTACTGGCGGTTATGGTGGCGCTGGTGGCGCTGGTGGTGCTTCCGTGGCAGGGAACTCTTATGTTACATGGGCTGCTACCGGAACTCGTTACGGATCTTTAACTTAAGCAAAACATGATTGAAGATGTAAGCCACAAAGACATACTAAATCGCCTAATCTCAGTTGAGAAAAAGGTTGATGAGGTACACACAGAGACTCGCACAATGGTTCATGCTTTTGAGGCAGTTCAAGGCGCATTTACTGTGCTTGAGTGGATTGCTAAAGCTGCCAAGCCTTTGTTGTGGGTGGCTGGTGTCGTGACGGCCATCAGCATCATGTACGCAGAACACAAGAGTAAGTAGTGCTTGCTGAATTAGCAATTGCCAATGCGTGCTTTGCGGCGGTAAAAACAGCGCTAAAAAATGGTTCTGAATTAGCGGCATGTGCATCAAAGCTGGGGGAGTATTTTGGCCTCAAGGCTGAGATTGCAAAGAAGGCATCAAGCAAGGGCAGTGATTCAGATGCTTTCTGGGCGATGGAATCTTTGCGTGAAGCTGAGGCTGAGTTAAAAGAGATGCTTATTTACTCAGGACGACCGGGCCTGTATGACGATTTTTTACTCTACCAAAGTCAGAAAAAGCGTGAGCGTGAGCAAGAGGTTCGCGACAAAGCCTTGGCTATTTACAAGCGCAGGCAGAAGGTTTGGGGCTGGGTAAACGGCATACTGATTGGTATAGCAGTACTGACGGGCGCTATCGTTGTCTTTGGCCTCGTCTGGCTCATTGTCAAACGTGGCACGTTCTAATTTAAGGAAACAAACAATGATTGCACTAGCGGGACTACTCAATATCGGCAGCAAGCTGATTGACAAACTTATTCCAGACCCAACAGCCAAAGCGCAGGCGCAGTTAGAACTTGCAGCGTTAGAGCAAAGCGGCGAACTGGCAAAGATGGCCAATGAAGCTGACCTGTACAAGACAGAGCAAGGAAACCTCACAGAGCGATTAAAAGCGGACATGGGTAGTGACAGTTGGCTGTCCAAGAATATACGCCCTATGACACTCCTAGCCATATTAGTGGGCTATTTCACGTTTGCTATGATGTCAGCATTCGGTCTTGACGCAAATTCGGCCTACATTGAGCTTCTCGGCCAGTGGGGTATGCTAATTATGTCGTTCTACTTCGGCGGTCGCACGCTTGAGAAAATTATTGACATGAAGGCAAAGAAATAATCTGGAGTACGTGATGTCGTTCTGGCTACCTGTTGCTTTTATCTGCCTCACAAGTGGCAACTGCGGCTTTGCCAACGGCAAACTAACAGCGACAGCCAGCCAGTGCGAGGCGACGAATTACGCGGTCAGACAGAAGCTGGCCACAGACTTAGATGTTGCAAGTTTTAAACTTGTCTGCATAGAAATAAAGAAAGACGAATTTATATGAAGCTGTCGGCAAACTTTTCGCTGAACGAACTCACTAAGTCTGAGGCTGGCACTCGCAACGGCATATTTAACACCCCATCAGCGCTTGTCATTGAAAAGCTGCAAGCATTGACTGACAACATCCTGCAACCCTTGCGCGACAAATTCGGCCCAGTTATTGTTACAAGCGGCTACCGTTCGCCAGAAGTGAATAAAGCAATCGGTGGCAGCGCTACTTCTCACCACTGCTTTGGCTACGCAGCCGATTTTGAGGTGCTTGCTAAGGACAATCGCGAGTTAGCTATATACATCCGAGACTCGTTAACTTATACGCAACTGATACTTGAGTTCTACAACGGCGACCCAGAGTCAGGATGGGTTCACTGTTCTTATGACGCGGCAGACCTAAAGTGCCAGACTCTTACTGCACGCCGGGTTAACGGGCGCACTCAATACTCCAACGGGGTTCTTTGACCGACCTGCAACGACCAGTTCTTTTGTTGAAAAGAGGTGACCGTTAGCGCACACGTAACGCCGGTATGTCGACCCATTTGCACGCTGGCGAGTCTCTTTGACCTCGCACCAACCATTGCATTCAGGGCAGTTCATAAATCAATTTCCAGCCATCGGGCAATGCGTTGCCACGCGGTCTTTGGCTTGGCCAGTAACGCTGTCTGCAAAAGCATCATGTCACGGCCAATATCCGCAGGTCGTACTGGCGGCGTGTAATGCAGGCCAATCTTGACCTTGCCTGTGTTGTAAATCATTTTACAAGCACCTTGCGTCCATCACGATAAAACAGCCACCTGCCAACGCGAGACGGGAAAGCCAAGTTTTCCTCGCTGCCAGAACGAACCGGAGTTGAACTAAAGTCGCGTGGCTCCAGTGTAGATTTGAAGTCACCCGTATATCTAGTCGGGTTTACGTTTCCTGTTGCGCTCATTTTGACAACTCCAAAAGCAGGCTGTATGCAACGGCAATTGATACAGCGACAATTACTGCAAGTTCGATGTAGGACGATAATCCAAGGCTGGCTAAAAATTTATTGCTCATTGTTGCGGTCTTTCTTAACGTCATGTTGCTCGTGTTCCCAGTCTTCACGCTCTTGGCGAGATTCTAGGTATTCTTCGTATTCGTCTTGGCTTTCAAAGTTCATTTTTTTCTCCTAGTAAGGGGCCGAAGCCCAGATTATTAATGTTGATTAACGTTTGCTTTGCAGGTTTCTTGTTTTATCTCTTGCATTGTGTCAAAGCCTCTAACGCCTTCTTTGTCGCCATCTTCAAAGTGCCAGCCATCCGCAAGTGTCACGATGATACTGTTGCCGATGTCGCGCTCATCATCAATGTGTGCAATCCAAGGACGTTGGGCTATTAGTTTTTTGGTCATTTTGCTTTCTCCTGTTTGGTTGGTATGTGTTTATTATACACACAAATACAAGCCAAACAGGAGGTTTATTGAGTTATTTTCTAGGTGTTTACCCTATTGCTTTTTTTAGCAAAAACACAATTTGCGAAGTCAACGAGCGCTCATTTTGTTTTGCAAGCTCCACCAGCTTTGTGTGCAGTGGCTTTGGTACGCGCAAGCTGACGTATTCTTTAAGTTCTTTTTCCATTCCCGCTCCTTAAAATGGCAAGTCTGAGTCAAAGTCAGGGTCAGCTTGTGGAGCCTGACGCACTGGCGCTTGACGCGCTGGCGCTTGTTGGTCTTTAGGTTGAAAGCTGAATGACATAAATTTTGTCCCGTTTGCGCCGGTCTTTAGCCATGCGCTCATCCACATTTCAGAGCCACCGACCAGACAACTTCCTTTGTAGTCTGGATGGGTTTCTTTTTCTTTGCGCTCATTTTTAAATAATGAGCCGGTATTGGGTTTAGCCTCAAATGCCATTTGGTTAGTCCTTTTTCTTGAGTGCAGCGCGAGTTTTTGAATCTAGAAGCGTCCACAGCGCCAGCTTTTGTGGTTCGTCTAGTGATGCATCAGCAACCATTTTGCGAGCTGCTACAGGGTCGCTGTGAGCGGTCTCACGCAATCCCTCAGCTAAGTCTTGCAACCCAACCATTTCTTCTTCTGAGACATGCTCACGCGCACCTTGATTGGGCGTAATGATTGGCGCTTTTACTTGCTCAATTGGCTTGCTCGCGTCCAGCATGTCATGCTCTACTATTTCCATTGCAGTCATCCATAGGTAGCGGCGATTGTAGGTCTCAACAGCGCCCAGATTCTGAATGGGGTGCGTGCCTTTTAAGTTGGCCTCCGCCATTGGGCTAGTAATAAAAATTTCCGTCTGGTCGTGCAAATCTGTGATCGTCAGCGTAGCTAATTCTTTGGTAAATGACACGTATCCGCACAAGCCAATCTGGAAAAATATATTTTGAATTTGAGGTAAGAAATCACCAAGTTCAAAGTAAGAATATCCTGCAAACTTGTTCTTTCCGGACTTTTGAAGTTGAAGTCCCTGCAAAGTTACTCTTGCCTGCATCAGTTTTAAATGTACTGTCATACGATCCTCATTATTTGAATTTTGTCATCAACGATTGTGGTCATGTAACCGCCAGAGCCAAAACGCTTCTGTGCGTAGCTACTAAGCGAACTTCTAACTGACTCTTTATCAAACTGCGCCGAGTCAATTTCTTCTACGTCACCTGATTTTTTCAAGCGCTCCAAAACTGGCATCACGTAGTCACGCAATTGATTAATGGGATACTTTCTGCGGACGCGAGTGTGGCCTGCAACACCTATTTTTTCTCCGTATTGCTTGTCTCCAAACTTAATGTGATACTGTGCGCCTGATGCGTTTAGCAATGCTATTGCCTTTGTAAACGCCTGTTCTTTGATGTCCATTTTTTTCTCCTAGTATGCTATTTTGATAGCGTCAAAATGTTCTTCGCCAAGCGTTACCAGCACACCGCTTAAATCGAGCGTAGTCTGATCTTGGTCGTCTGCTAACTTTTCAAACGCCATTACAGCGTCAATCCAAGCATCAGAGTCTTTGTCAAAGTGGGTGCAGATTACATCCAAACCCAAATCGTTCATCGTGTAAATATCTCTCATTTCTTACTCCTGTTGTGTTGCTGACGAATCTATTTTAATACAGAAAAAACACGTTTCGTATAGGTGTTTACCCTATTGTTTTCCGCGTGTATTGACGTTTCGCTTTTGGCGCTTCTAGAGTATTTAGACTAACTCGCTCTAACAAGACGCGGCGCACATTGTTGGCCTGCGCAATTGATAACCGGCCTTTTAGATCAAAGATGCGAGCCAACTTGCCGGACATTGAGTTCGTGTAGCCTGCGTCAGTCCTACCTGAATCCAGAAACTGCTCAATCATCTGGTAATCACCGCTGTCGGTGCGCCACTTTGCGCGGATGCTTTCAAGGCGCTTTGATTCTGCTGTCTGTAACTTACTCATGTGATACTCCGGTTGATGGGGCCGAAGCCCCGTGGTAAAAATTAAAAGTTGTAGTCGTAAAACTTGACTGGCTGATCCGCCAATTTGAATCGGCGACCGTGCTTGTCTTTCCATCCCTTCTGTCCAAGGCGAATGCGAATAACTGGCGCTGTCTCGTCTGATGTAATGAACCACTTTTGGTCACGCATATTTGAGCAGTGTGCGCTAAACCCGCCAACGTGGAAGTCCAGCTTTCCGCTGTCGTCTTTGACTGTGGCCATTTCACGAACCTCGATTGTCTTGTCGCTGACGGTGCGGACAACCTCAAATGGGTTGACATCTGAGTAAGCGATGTGGTTTGCGTATTGTGTCATTTGGAAACTCCTGTTGTGTTGCGATGTGTGTATCTTAACACCAAAAAACACACGTCCTGGCTAGGTGTTTACCCCTATTTACAAAAATAATTTTCCGCACTCACAATTGAGCATGAATACATTAGAAAACTACATTGAAGACCTTGAGGCACTACTAAGCCGCAAGCCTACAACAGACGAAGCGGCCATTCATTGGTTGCACGCGGTCATTACTGATGCGACAACTGCGCGTTACAAACTAATTTCACAGATTTACCCGGCGGGTTGCAGTGACTAACGTATAATGGTTTGAAACGCGGCTAGGTCTGAAGTCATGAGCAGACCGAAAAGAGTTACTCCCTCTCTTGCCGTTGTTTCTTTTATCAAGGGAGCGATTAAAAGGTGAGCAATATGCACTATTATCAATTTCACGTTGGTGACTATCGTTCTGCAACAGCGCATTTGACGAACGAAGAAGATTTGGCATACAGGCGTTTGCTTGATATGTATTACGACACCGAAGTGCCAATACCCAACGACCCAAAAGACGTTGCCCGAAAACTACGGGTTACTGTTGAGTCATTACGGGTTGCGTTGACTGATTTTTTTACTCCCACAAATGAAGGCTGGCGACATAAGCGTTGCGACTTAGAAGTTGCCGCATATAAGCGCATGGCTGATGGCGGTCGTAAGGGGGCGGCGAAGCGTTGGCATAGCGATGGGGACGTTATAGCCACCCTATCGCCACCTGTGTCAACCCCTAATGCTAACCATGAACCAATAACCAATAACCATAAACCAAGTAAGACAGCAACACGCGGTGCGCGGTTGCCAGCAAGCTGGAAGCCTGATGCTGAACTTGCCGAGTGGTCAAAGACAGAGCGGCCAGACCTTGATTTGCGGAAGGTGTTTGCTGAGTTCACGGACTATTGGAATTCAGTAGCTGGTAGCAAGGGTGTCAAGCTGGACTGGGACGCAACGTGGCGCAACTGGGTTAGAAGCCAGAAGGTTGAAAAACAATCTTTTGCACAGCAATCTGCTGATGTAGCGAGAAATACTGTTGCAATTTCACCGTCCTACGATTCAGCCTTGAGGCAGATTGATCTTGACCGCAAAGCTGCTGTGCCTATGCCTGCGGAAATAAGGGCAAAAATCAACGCAGTATTGAGGAAAGCATGAACTATTACACAGCAAGAAAAATACTTGATTTAGTACGAGAAGGAAGGGATTACCCTGTATTCATAATCAATCAAGCGTTGTACATTATTAGTGAAATCACAGAAGAACAGTATGAAAAAACAAAGCAAGTACAAGCCCAAACCAGTTTTACTCAATCCGTTAGCTTTTGTGCTTGAAAGCATCACCCCGGTTGCAAAGCATGAAGGCTCTCTGCTGACTTTAAAGCTGAAGAATCACAACGCTTTGGCTATGCTTGTTAAGGGCGAGGCAAGACGAAAAGAGCTGGATGTACTGATAAGCGCTTTAAACACGTGCGAGGCGCTCGTTCTCATGGGGTTTGGTACTGAGTATGCTTTTGTTGCGAAAAACGGCTTAGACGCCCTTCTGGAGGTCTGCAAACGAGGTATGAGGACAGACCACTACATCTTGAAGGGTGCTGAGATGCAAACGCTGGATGAGGCGATGCAATTACATGACGAGCAATTGGAAATCGTGACAGTAGGCGAGTTAGACCGGTCGCAGCGTATTGTTCGCGATGTACTGAGGTCAAAGAAGGCAAAAGTTATAAACGATAAGGAGAAAGTGAAATGAGAAATGGATTTAGAAGTTTTTCACCCGCTAAAGAAAACGCATATGCGTTATCAGCAAAGACGGAACATGAGCGCTTTATGCGCTCTAAGCCGCAGATGTGTCTGCGCTGCCAAAAAGATAAACACTTAAAAGGCGGCACTATTAAATTTATTGGAACTTTTAGGACTTTCATTTGCCTTGATTGCAAGACGGCTAAGTTAAATGAGAAGAACAAATGAAACATGAAGAACTAATGGCTGATGACACGCAATACTGTTGCTACTGCGGACAAGAGAAAGTGCGGTTCCACTGTTGCGGTGAGAATCACTTTCAGACCTTTGCTCAGATGTCTGCTGATGAGCAGGACGAGTTCTTGGACAACGAGGAGTGCGCACCGCTTTACACATCATTACAACCACAGAAGCCTTGGGCTGGGTTAACCGAGGAGGAGGTGGAGCAGATTGTTGATGGAAACACGCTTGGCTCAGGCTGGCAATTCTGGTGTAGCGGTAAGGGTGTTGCTGAGGGGATTGAGGCTAAACTAAAGGAGAAGAACAATGGCTAAGTTAATCGACTTCCCCATCGGCCTAGATGCAGGCGAGACGCGCCTTGACCTTGACCCAGACGCGGTATTGACTGGAGCAGTAGGAATGCTAAAAGAGGTGGTGATTGTTGGTTATGAAGCTGACGGCTCATTGTATTTTGCAAGCACCCGCGCCAATGCGCCTGATGTGCTGTGGCTACTGAAACAGGCTGAGCAGAGACTCTTGGCTATCGAGCGGGAGATGAGGAAATGACCAAAGAAGAAGTTATTGCAATGGCGCGTGAGGCTGGATTCATGCTCCGGTCGGAATCAATTGACGGCGAAAGTGATTGGTGGGAATGTTTCGATGAGGAGATTGAGAGCTTTGCCAGACTTGTCAGCAACGATGTTTTTAACAAGCACAATCATTTGTGGCTCACGCGCATAAACGAGGCAGTAGAAGCAGAGCGTGAGGAAATCGCATCAGAGTTTGAGAAGCTCCACGAAAGCGTTAAGCACCTAAACAACTACTGGTTACATGCCGCAAACTACGTAAGAGAACGTGGCCGCGTTTAAGCTACTACTGGCTTTGTTGATGTTGCCTTCATCGGCATTGGCTGTGCCGTACAGCAAGCAGGCAAAATGCTTGGCTGACAATCTGCACTACGAGGCACGTGGCGAGAGCTTGGCTGGCATCAGAGCTGTGGCCTCGGT